ATAAGAATGCTGGGGTTTGTAGAAGAGTAGCACATTCAATAACCCCCCTCCTAAGGGGCAGGTTCATTTGTTTATTTTCTATGCATTTTAGAAGGAGCGGGCTGCTCAAGACTGCACCATTACCAAGGATGCTCCCTTAGCGGAGGAATAAACTGTTTAGCCTTCATATTGATAACTACGTTATGGCATATTAGTGTTTTATTCATAATTTAAGAAAACAGAAATTAAGGAACAACCGATATGAAGAAAGTAATTATTCTGGCATCTATAATTCTTTCAGGATGCTCTGCTGATGGTAAGTTGGGTCAAGAAGGCAGTCTAGGCTGGCATAATCGAACAACTACTGCTGAAAAAGTTCAATACTTCACGCCAACTTGCATAGAGTACGGTTTCAAAAAGGGTTCGGCGGAGTTTAGGCAATGCGTTGTCGATGAAATTAGAGCGTCCAAAGCTGGTGCAAATGCTAGAATGGATTCGTTTAAAGCACGTAAAGCTGCCAATAGAAGTGTAACTTGTAGAACTTATGGAAATATTACTCGTTGCAATTAATCGACATTGCTGACTGTTAATCAATTGGTCGTAGGTGCCGGGCAACAGAATCCTCCACTGTAACGGGACGGATTCGAAATCCGTTGTGCTTGCTACTCACGACCCCCTGTACCCAAAACAGGAGCGCTACAATCCGTTATGAGCGGCACAGGTTCGAGTAGTACCGGGCCGACTATTACAACTTTTATTCTATGCAATGTGAGCGCAGCGAACTCCTTATTGATGCTGTACGCAAAGGCAATATAGTCTTACATGTCTGCAGTTTGTTTTTGCCTATAAGGAGAATTAAAATGAAAACTATGGCAGTATTTCTGGCATTAACCTTAGCTTTTCCAACAATGTTATTGGCTAAAGAAGGGCGTTATCAGGGCGTACAGATACTTGATGGATACATCTTGATTATTGATACTAGAACTGGAGATGTAGTTAAGAAATGTGATCTTAATGGGCGATGCAGAGCGCTTTGATGCAAGAAGTAGACTTAGCATTACATAAGATCGTCATTTTGCCGCATGTTAGAGTCCTTCTAGCCCGACCATCACAACTTTTATTCTATGCAATGTGAGCGCAGCGAACTCCTTTTTACTCCCTTAGCAGGGGAGGAGGTTTCAGGCTCATAACCTAAAGGTCGTAGGCTTTGATCTGTTGTTAATATAGTTAAATAAAGGGTTACGCCTCTGAATATGCCACATAAGATACTGTAATATTTAATCTATATTGAAGCTTCGGTGTGTGAAGTGACGTTGAAAGGTGTGTAGAGTGACGAAGATTGGTGTGTGAAGTGACGTTGTACTTGGTGTGTGAAATGACGTGTGATAGGTGTGTAATATGACGAACTACGATTCCTCTTGGTGTGTGATATGACGAACAAACGAAGCCCTTTGCTACCAGACAGACATCCTCAACAGGACATGTTTGTTTGTGACATTGTAGATGCTGCACCAAAGGCAGACATGGGTTCAATGGAACACCCAGTATTTAGCCTGTCCACAAAGCCAGACATGAAAGTACGTGAGTATCGCAACGGTGACACCTTCATCAAAGTCAGCCCATCAGCAAAGGGATTGGCTACGGTACATGATAGGGATGTTTTGATCTACTGCATTAGCCAGTGCATGGCGGCTATCAATGAAGGCAGGAAGGTTAACCGCACACTCAAGTTCACAGCCCACGATATGCTGGTGGCAACCAATCGCCAGACCAGTGGGCGTGGTTATGAATTGCTCAAGGACACACTGCGAAGACTTCAAGGCACTCAAGTCGAAACCAATATCAAGCAAGGTGGAACAGAGAAGTTCAGCGTCTTTGGTTTGATTGATAAAGCAGAGGTTGTCCGTGAAACCCGTGATGGCAAAATGCAGGAGATAGAGATCACTCTGTCAGATTGGGTCTATGATGCCATTGAGAACAACAACGTCCTGACACTTAACAAACAATACTTCCAACTACGCAAACCCATTGAAAGAAGGCTTTATGAACTAGCCCGCAAACACTGTGGCAAACAAGCCAAGTGGGACATTTACTTAGACAATCTTGCCCGCAAGACAGGCAGCACCAGTAGTAAAAAAGAGTTCAAACGCATGATCTCAAAGGTCGTGATAGACAATGCACGTGATGACTATATCCCAGAATACACGTTTACATTGGCGGGTGATCTTTTGACGGTCAGGCTGAAACCTAACCAGCAGCCAAGCGTATCGTTGGCACCGTTAAAAGCTGACACGTACATCAAAGCCAAGCGCCATGCGGCAGGATGGGACATCTACGCCCTTGAGAATGATTGGCGAGATTGGATAGCCAAAGAAGGAATATCAGTAAGAAACGCAGATGCTCACTTTATTGATTTCTGCAAAGGTAAAGGCACTTATAAACAAGAGGAATTGTTCTGATGAAAGCAATACTGACAGCACTGACCGTAGCAGCAACTATGTTTGCCAGTAGTGCATTTGCTGCTGATCCTGCTGATTTGCAGAAGTTGAAGGATACGAATGAGTGTATTGGTATTAGATGTGACCTAAGTAGGGCTAACCTGAGCGATGCTTTCCTGAGTGGGGCTGACCTGTATGGGGCTAGGTTAAATTCTGCTAACCTGACAGGGGCTAACCTAAGTAGGGCTGACCTGAGAGATGCTTTCCTAAGCGATGCTATCTTGATTGAGGCTGACCTGAGAGATGCTGACCTGAGAGATGCTTTCCTGACAGGGGCTGACCTAAGGGGGGCTAACCTAAAAAGGGCTGACCTGAGAGATGCTAACCTGAGAGATGCTCTTTTGGATTATGCTGACATGAAAAGCGTAATCCTCTGCAACACGACAATGCCTGACGGTTTAGTCAATGACAGCGGGTGCTGAGTGATAGGACTGTAGCGCTTCCATAAAAAGAGGTGATAGTTTGGTGTTTATTGCCTGATTGGGTGATAGTTGGTATCAGGTAGTATCAGTGCAACTATCAGTGAGAACTATCATGTACTCTCCACAGAAAGCAGCAGCAATAGCAGGCGTTAGCAGGAAGACTGTTATGGACGCCATCAACGCCAAAAAGCTTAATGCTACAAGGAGTAATCGCAATTATTGGGTGATATCTGCAGTCGATCTAAAGGCATGGATGGATTCTAGAGGGGTGAAACCTAAGCCTGATACTTCCAGTGATGCTTTCAGTGATACTTCCAGTAATACTATCACCCAACTAACAGTGGAAAACAGGGTTTTAGAAGTTCAACTTAAAGCCAGCGCTGATACTATCATTGATTTGAAGCAACGGTTACTTAAAGTCGACGCTGATTTTATGGAAACTATCACTGATTTGAAGATACAGCGTGAGAGTTGGAAGGCGCAGGCACAGCAGCTATTAAAGCATATGGATTCCAAAAATGTGGAAGATAAACCTCCTCCTCTTATGCTGACCAGCGCCCATAAACCCCGTAAACCACAGACAGATACTCCTGAACCACAAAATGAGCCTCCACGTGAACAACGTAAAAGGATATTCGGCATCTTCTAATACAGTAAGGCCACCCAAATTTAACTGGATGGCCTCTGAGTGCGGACGGTTTTTTCTGTGAGCGTGTCGTGGAGCGGCTCTATGCACCTATTCGGTCTGTTTGGGCGGCAAAATGAATATTGTGCTAGGAGCATTAACTTCTAAATCCATCTGAGACTTCGCTCCTAAACCCGTCCTATCCAGTATTTCCTTAGATGCTGAAATGATGTGCCGAGCATTGAACGTATCAGGATTATCTAAGATCGACGTAAGAGCATAGGCAGCTTTGGGAGCATACATTGCTAATAGAGTTTCTGTAGCTTCTTTGATCTCTTTGCGTAGGTCTTTGGCTGTATGAGCGATCTTAGTATTATCGCTGTATCCAGCTATCCGCATAGCTGTTCTTAGATCACCCATAACTTCTTCTGAGAGCAACGCATCTAAGAACAATTGCTGCTTTGTGCTGTGTGATACGATGGATGTTGTCATGCTTCTGAAATCTCATACTGGCGCATCTTCCGCCAAAGTGTGCAATATCGGATGCCTAGTTCTTCAGCGGTCTGATAGAGCATTCTGTCACGCTTTAATTCTGAAACAATTATAGCTTTCTCATGCTGTTGAAGCCTTTGGTGGAGCGTTTGTGTTTGCTGGTTCATTAAAAGCCTTTCGGTTGAAGAGTTCGGTTAGTGGTTTGAAAAGAGTTAAGGGCAGAACAAAGGCATCCTTTCCTTCAACACTCCTGCGATGCAGCAGCGTCTGATTGGGTTCCAGCGTATCCATTTCAACGAAGATGTAGGGATCGGGGAAGGCGGGTAATTCTGGATGCAGTGCGGTTAAGGCTGGAAGCGATAAGCAATGAATTACTAAAACACAGGGGCGACTGCGGTTGAGCCGACTAAGACGTGTGTGTTCTTTCACATCAAAATAGAAGCACTGTTTTCCCGTAAAGCTATCAGCGTAGATAACTGCCGTTTTATGTTTCACCTGTACTGAGAAGTATTGACCATCTTTGTAGATATTCAGATCAGGAGCAATCAGGCGTCTAGTAACTCCTTCTATGTTTCTCCACGTCAGAGGTTTAACAGTGTCTGTTTCCAGTGATCCTATTTTCTCTACATCTGCATCTAAATGCTGGACGATGTAGTCTGCTGTTTTGCGTTCAATCTCTTCGCCAATATCTAGGCGATTATTAAAAGGTAGTGTCATTCATATTCCTATTTGCGACGTAAGTTATTTGGGAAGTGTGAGGTATTTTAGACATACTTAGCCCTAGCCCGTACCTTGTAGCGATTGCCCAAAGTTAGGTTTGACTATGTATGAATTGGCTCACGATGAAGTTTGAAAAACGAATGAAGGTTAGCCTTCAGCATTTGTCTCAACCGCTTTTGTTTCGATCCCAGTTAGATCAGGCAGTGCGCTCCCTTAGACACTTCTCAGCTAGGACTGCCTTCGTTGTTGAGTGTTGTTTCCGCTCCTGTTCCAACAGCCTGATTCAAACAGTTATTGGAAGGGTTAGCGGTTACCGTCGGGCTTTAAACGATGCCCGTTTTTCAATGATGGGAAATTGTAGACGGGGTCGATTGAAACGCCCTCTAAGTCTATCAGCTTAGATGATGAAACTATCACCTCTAAACCACACTCTTATTATAACATAAAAGAGATATCTTTGTCAACACATTATCTGATATTGGCCTATGGCCAAAATACATAATTCATACAGGTAAGTCAATCCCTAATTTTATCTGTGACGATAGCAAGTAGCAGCTAACTACCACCTAATATTATCACCTAGTTTCAGACTCCATTTACAGATTTTAAAATCCCAAAAATAGGGTGAGTTTATATATGGTACGGGTACCCCCCCCATGGTCGCTTGCCGCCCCTTAAATAGACTTTACTGGAGACAATAAAAACGTTACGTATAATTAAACGAACGTATATGGATATGTAACAATGGCAGTACAGGGCAATATCGTAACCTATCTCAGAGTCTCAACGCAGAAGCAGGGACGTTCTGGTTTGGGCCTTGAGGCTCAGCAGAAGGCTGTTGCTGATTACCTTAACGGTGGTGATTGGAATGTGCTGGAAGAGTTTGTTGAGATCGAAAGCGGTAAGAACAGCAAACGCCCAAAGCTGTTGGAAGCGATAGAACTATGCAAAGCCTCAGGAGCAAAGCTGGTGGTGGCTAAGTTGGATCGTTTAGCCCGTGATGCGGCGTTTCTCATGAACCTCAAAGATGGGGGCATAGACTTCGTTTGCGCAGATATGCCAGAGGCTAACCGCCTGACCATTGGGATCATGGCGCTGGTTGCTGAACAGGAGCGGGAGGCTATCAGCAAACGAACCAAAGAAGCATTGGCAGCAGCAAAGGCGAGGGGCGTTCAACTAGGCGCTTATCGTGACGGTGTTTATGTGGGGGGTAAAGGAAACGCAGATACGGCTAAGAACGCCTCACAGGCCCGTACGGCGTTGTTTCATGCTAATGCGATGCGGAGGTTACCTATGCTTAAGAGGGTCGATCCTGAAGGCACTATGAGCCTCAGAGCCATAGCTGAGGCATTAAATGGCTTAGCTATCCCAACCGTATCGGGCAA